TACCAGTTGCTCGATGTCTATCTTCGAAATTTGAGGCCAAATCAGATAGGCTGCTGCCACTAACGCTGATATTATCGCGGTTTTTGTCCATCCCAATTTCAGAAGGGACACCACCAAAAGGCCACATGCAATGCATGCAACTATTTTAGGAGTCCATTCTTTAATCATGTCGGTCATAGTCATTGATGCGTGTCCAATCATTGTGTGTCCCATACCGATATTAGCTAAGGATGGTGACATTTCCTCGGTAAATCTGTCCACTGTTGATGTCAATTTCTTAAGGATATGCACAATATCTTCAAATTTCTCATCACTCAACATGTTAAACATCCCGCAAGTTTCAACAAACTTGAGTTCCTTTGCTTTACGCGCTTCATTCCGGGAAATCTTAAGATTCTTATGGGCAATACGATCCACATCAGCACAGCGCGGCCTTGGTGCGTTACATCGGCGCGTGCGTGCTGCATCTTTCTTCGTTTGCAGGTCCTTAATCCATGTGGGTTTCAATCCAGTATAATAATCGGCTCCAGCTGATTTTGGAGTTACGAAATTCATCGCTTTCATAACTTGGCGGAGTCGTGTATCGTAGGCAGATTCTCGATATTCAAAGTCCTTAATCAATGCAATGACATGTTGGGTTTCCCTCTTCTTACATCCTTTACAAACACCCAAATCATCCAAGAACCAATAAAGTTCTCCGGGAAATTCATGTCCATTGTAATCGGCAATTGTTTGCAATCGTCCCTGGTGCCAGGAACAAGTGCATGGGTCATAGAAAAAGGTCTGATGTTCATTCCTTTCGTCGAACCGGGGGGGTTTCGTTTCCATAGTCGTGAATCGCGTCTCCATAGTGAAATAGAGGTCAGAGTTCGGTATCGGGATTTGTGTCGTAAAACACATCGCCCAAAATCCGGTTTCCAATAGGTACCAATCAAACCCACATCTAAGTGAACGCTCCGAGTTCACTGATTCATAAGAGATTTCGATCTTAAAGTCAGATAAAAGATCGACTGACTTATAAAGTGAGTGACTGCAACTAGTTATTCGTGGATTCAACCCGGCTGGGAAGTTCTGTCCTATAGATGCAAAATTCACCCAAGTTACTCTTCTCTCCCCGAGATATGTAGAGCTTGGTGATTCTGTGGCAACGTTCATACAGAAGTCGATCAGTAGAGG